AGTTGGATTGAGCCAGTTGGATAGGCTTCATAGAATCGCTTGAGCCGCTCTGGCACGTCAACGTAATTCCCTAAACGATCGTCATAATCAGCCATTACACCACTCTCCAAAGAATAATCTTGCGCGAATGATTCGATGCTCTTGCCGAGCCGATAGTTCCCTGTATTTGTAAGGCCCCAAGTTTGGCCCAAGAGTTAAACAATGCGCCGATCTGATTCGGGCTACCTACAGGATGCCCACATGACTCCAATAGATCATCTGCCGTAATACATGCGCCGTAGTTGAGTGACCTACGCCACTGCGTCGCCCGTAGCGTCCACTCTGGATCTTTCACGATTACTGCTGTCGCTCGATCTTTGGCTTGTGTGCCATTAACGTACTCGCAGAATGAGCAACCGGCCCCCGTACATGAGTGGACGTTTTTGCGCGGTTCGTCAAAGTCAAAAAGTGATTCCATTCTTGGCCCCCATCCTGATCCATGCCGCGAGTGAAGTGACATCGTTTGGATTAGTTACCACGCTATAGAGCGCGTCTGCTATGCGCCTGCGTTCCCTATCGAGTTCTACGTCTATGCCCTGACACAGTGTGCACGATTCTCTAGGCTTCTCAGTATTCGGATCTGACCAGTAACACGTTACGTGGTGTAAATCGTTCATCGTTTCCCCTTCGATGTTGTGTAGTCCGGCGATCCGTTAAAGAGGCTTCCCAAAAGTTTCTAACGGTCATGCGCTGCCAGCGGCTGGTATCGCCGGACTGCTGTTAGTTATAGACCTTCGACATAGCCTGCGTATGCCACCACGCCGATAGAAAGCAAAGTAATTGCGACAAGTGTTAGTTGTCTTGCGATCCGTTGAGGCAATGGTAGCGGCCGCCGTTCCAATGTTTCAGGCCGGATAGTGAGCCATTCCAAGAAAGGACTGTCCAAAACGCTTGATCCCACACGGTGCGACTCCATTTCGTGGGGTCTATATGTTGCAACCGGTAGCGCATTGCTTTTGCGGTCTTTGACCCATACTGTTTGGCCCATTCTTTTTCCATCATCCATGTCGCTCCCCTTGCTAGTTCTCGTGTGAATTGGTAAGTACCGACATAGCGCCCATGAGAGCCAGTGCCCGCGTAGTTCCAGCGTCCCTCACGGTGACCGATGCACTTCCGTAGCCCCTCCCAGCGTTGCTCGTAATAATGTCCCGTGTAGGCGCTGGGCTGATAACCGGTCTCGTGTGTCGTGCTAGTAAGTGGCGTGACGGCAATAATGAAAGCCGCCAACGCCGAGACAACTACTGTCCCTCAGTGCTAGTCGTTAGGGTCGTCAGCCCCCGATATGCTTCTACGCTTTCGCGGTCGATGCGACGTTGCCCACCCGGTGTGCGTATGCCAGCAAGTGAGCCTTGATCAAAGTAACGCGATATGGAGTCTACGGAGACGCCTAGCATGTCTGCCGCTTTTCCGGGTCGAATATATGTGGTCATGTTTTCCCCTTTCAAGGATGAACATACACGAGTTGTACGGGTTTCGCGGGTTATTTTTTTGGCGTGTTGAAAATGGGCAAAGGGAAGGCCCCGCCGTGAGCCTCGGCATACTCGGTGAAAGATACGTGAATATGATCAAAGTGCTTATATCCGGAGCCACGCCACTTCCACATGGAATTAGCATACGATCCACTCGCAACCTGATCATTGAAAACTACGTATTTGATTCTTTGAGACCCAGGTAAGCCGCTAGCCGCATAATCCACTATTTGATTCGCAAGTGTTTGAGCCATTCCTCGGCCACGTCCTGACCCTAAGAGATCCGCGTCAATATCGAGGGCGTGCACGTAACCATTCTTTGTCGGATTATGGTCGCTAGGTCTGGCCCTATGTGCGCTATCTCCAATAATGCCATCAGCGCCTCGATCGCGTTTAGGCCACCGTTTATCTACCTGCTTGCGTAGTGTGGTCGCGGCTGCACATGCCTTCCATGCGGTCATTGTTCCCCCTCGATTGTGAACTCCGCTGCTGTGGCTAGGTCGGAAAGTGGTGTCTGTTTGCCTACTCCGTAGCGCGGGTCAAACTTGTTGAGCGCGTTTATGAGAATAGGAATACATGCCGCGCCTACGCCTACGAGTAGCGGGTCAATGTTGGATGTGGTGAGCCATGACAGGACTGCGCCGAGTGCTGCGCCGATGAGTCCTTTAGTCAGGGATGCCGACCACGCTGTTGCGAGCCATCTGCCGATCATGTTTTAGCCTTTCCTCGAATGTGCGGAGTTCTTGCCGGACTACTGACCGGATTAGCCACACGTTAGCCACGACCAAGACTGTCACGATGGATAACACCCCCCCTATGAGCGTTACCCAGTCAGAGGGTTGCATCCTTTTCTGTTTTCGGGATTGCTTCGACTGGGGCTGTAAAGTTTGTGCCGTCCCATGCGTAGCCCTGTCCTGCGTATGCGGCACGGAATGACGCACTATAGGACGTTTGGACCCATTGGGCTTCTGTCGTTTCCGGATAAAGGGACACGAGAAAGCGTTTTCCTTTTAGCTCTGAATCGTTGCCTTTGTCGGTAGCGATAACTTCATTGTTTATTACTTCTACACGAGTAACAATTTCGTTTTCTATTAACGCGAAATGGGCCATTTAATTATCCGATCACTATTATGCAACGACCTGAGCCGCCAGCGCCGCCGACTGCGTTTGCTGCGCCGCCGCCGCCGCCGCCGCCGAGATTGACTGTGCCTGCTGTTCCAGCGCCTGAGCCTGAGCCACCTGCGCCGCCTCCGCCCGCTCCGCCTGCGCCGCCAGTGGCTGATCCGCCTCCGCCGCCGCCTGCATAACTAACTGCTGTTCCGGTGATGGAATTGCTTACTCCTGCGCCACCTGCGCCGCCTGTGTTGAAAGCGCCGTTAGAGCCGACTGCGTTTGAGCCGCCGCCGCCGCCGCCGGCTGAGTTGCCGCCGTTGTTGTAGCCGGTGCCGCCGTTGTTTCCTTGGCCTGATAGTCCGCTGCCTGCTGTTGTGGCGATGTCGTTGCCGCCGCCGCCGCCTGAGCCGCCATTTTTGCCGATTGCTACTTGAGTGGAGTAACCGTTACGAGATCCGCCGCCGCCGCCGCCGACGCCGTAATAGTTTCCTATTCGGCTCGATGTTCCGTTTAGGCCGCTGGTTTCTTGTGCTGCTGCGTATGTGCCGCCACTTCCTCCGCCGCCGATTGTGATTGTTGTACTGCCTGTTGCAAAATACAGATCGTTAGCTGCAATGATTCCGCCTGCGCCTGCGCCGCCTGCGTAGGATGCGCCGCCGCCGCCGCCGCCGCCGAGAATAAGCAGATTTGCGAATCCGGCTGTACTAAATGTGATGGTTCCGCTGCCCGTAAAGTCGTAACACGTTTTTCCAGAAACTGTCGTAATTGTTGGACTGCCAGTAGTGGCGCTTACGACTGCGCGTCCACTACCTGAGGAAAAAGGGACCGCGTACCAGACTGCGGAATAATAAAGCAACGTCAAGCCGGTGTACTGCGTGGCGATAGATACTACAGAGCCGGTCACTGTGCCGCCCGTAAACGTTACTGTGCCGGTATTAATGTTTACTACTTTAACTTGCATACCGTTAACCAAGCCGACGCTTGGTAAGGTCACAACGGTTGCGCTTGCCGAGTTTTGCACAATTACTTTGTTGCCCAAAATCTGGGCAAGTGTCACAGTGTGGCTACCTGTAGACGCGTGCATGTCACCGCCCGCGATTAAGTCAACATGGTTGCCTACGGCTAGGGATGACGTAGGCCATCCTGATACGAGGTCGCTTGATTGCACATAGGGAGTGCCGCCCGTTGTGGTTGCCATTACTTCTCCTTATGCTGCCAGTAAGTCGTCAGGTAAGACGACGTTATACCATTGGATGCTTCCGTTCACGTCTCCCCAAATAAGTGTCGGATCAACTGAGATCCATTGTGCCATTGCGTACGAGTACCTAGGATCCGACAGGCTAAGAGTGAGTACATGTCCTTGGTCGGTGTATTGCTCAGACCATCCTTCTACAATGCCCAAGAATTGTGTGATCGGAGCGGGTTCTGGCAAGCCATTAATTAAAACTCGGTCACCGCTAATTAGGCCAAGAATTGCTGTCCGTTGCGGGGCTGTGAGCAAGTCAATAAATATTTGTATTTGCTGCAAGTCGTAGCGTGGCTCTGATTGAGCCGTAATGATCGCGCCGGCACGATTGCTAGCATCTAGCGGGTCAGAGAGTTGCGTAGGCAGGACGGTTGCCCGTAGCCCGTGCACTGCTTGACTGGCTGCATCCTCTGCGACAATAACGTCTTGCGGGTTTGACGTTCCATAAGTCACCGTGGCTCGGTTTACTACGGCAAGAATATTGTTGCGCCACACCGGTTCCCAAATGACCGAGCCATTAGTAAGAGTTACGGGTACGGGTGCCGCTGCTGATGCCTGGTATAGGTCGTCCCAATTGTAGAGCGGATAATCTGCCCAAGTGTCGGTGACATACGCCCAGGTTGCTGGGTTGTAATCGTACCCGCGCCGGCTGTAGGACTCGATACCGATAGTGCCGTCCGGTAGGTCGTACATGGTTGCGCCGGTCTGAGAACAAATATTAGACAACAAAGTCAAAGCCGGTACGGGTTCTGTTGTGGCGGCAATAGGTAACAGGACCATAAGCGGGTCCATGTTTGCGGCATACGCTAGGCCTGTTTCGTCCATGATCTCTATGGTGCGTAAATCTACGGTTTCTTCTACGTATCCTGCCGCGCCCACATTGGCTAGCCCTAGTCTAAAGAAGTTGCCTTGCGCTTGGTAAGTCACACGGGCTAAGTAGTTACCGTTTGGTGAGTCAAGGTGCGTGATCTGTATGTCCGAGACTGTGCCAGTGAAACGTAATGTAGAGGACGCGGTAACGGTAAGGCTGGACGAGATCCCGCCAATAATTGTGGCCGCCCCCAGCATAGTAAACTGTGCTCCGCTGGGTTGTGGTGACTGCGTGACGTCGTTACGGCCATGATCTACCGTAAGTGACCATTCCACATTATCTAGGTCTACGCTTACTCCGCCAATAATGACAGAATCTACGACGTTAGTGATTGCGGTCATGCGATAACTACCGTGTCTTGGTAACCGGCTCGTGCGTTGCCGTTGGCTAAAATCTGGTTGAGTTGCTGGATTGCTTGCTGATCCGACACAAGAACTCGTCGACTTGCTGCTGCTGATGCTGCTGCCGCGTCTGCCGCGGTTTTCGCTGCTTCAATATCCTTAAAAGTTTTAGCCAACACTGCCGCTATTTCTGCTGCTGCTTGTAGCGCAATGGGCTTGCCTATGTTTTTACCTATTTTGACAAGTTTTTCTTGGTCCTTGAGGACTTGTGTTGCTGCTTCTTGTACAAACCCAATGGCCGCGTTCTGGCCTTCAATGAGAAACGCCGGAACCATGGCTTTTGCAGTTAAATCCGCACTTGCTTTTACCTGTTCCAGTTGTGCGTTAAGTGTCGGTATTAAGCCTTCAAGAATTATTGTTTCGCCAAGTTTAGCGCCCGCTATTGGGCCTTCTGCCGTGATCGCGTCTATAAGTCCTTGACTTGCATTGCTTGCTTTAAGTTCTCGTAAAATCGTGCCGTACCAATCGGCGCTTGATATTTGTGCGCCCAAAGCCTCGGTTAGTGGCTGACCTGTTTCTAGCGATTGAGCAAATGCTGCACCTAAATCAATTCCACTCGTGATTTGTCCAGATAAGTTTTGGTAATAATCTGCATAGGCTTGTCCGGCTGTTTTTAGCGCGTCATTTTGTGTGTTCAATTTGTCTAGTGATGCGTCTAACGCTTTGTTTTGCGCGTCTAATGCTTCTGTGTTTATTTTAATTGCGCCGGTAAGAGTTGTCACAGGTGGCAACACTTCGCCTACGGCTTTGCCGTATTTTCTAGTAACTTCTTCTGCTTTTTGTAAAGCCGCGCCGCTTGTTTGCCCTGCGGCATTTGCTAGATTCTGTGTATATATTGCTGCTTCATTAGTGGAAGCACCTAAACCGACAAGAGCCGCTGCATAGGAACCAATAATAGGAATGGATTGCAAAATTCCTAAAGTCCAATTGCTTGTGCTAGTTGCTGCTTCATTTGTGGATTCAGAAAAATTATCTAATTCTGCTGGAGTACTAGTCAGCCAATCAACAAATATTGAACCGCCTGTAATCAGGTCGGCTATCGTATTACCGAAATTCTCTATTTGTGTTTGCGCGCCATCGGCTCCGCCGAGTGTGCCGCTTAATCTATCGACCGCGTTGACAAGTGCGTAACCGATAGTTTCTTGCGCTTCATTGGCTGACTGTGAAAGACGGTCTATTTTCCCTTGGTATGTTGCCGCGGCTGTAGCGGCTTGACCCTCAAAATTATTTGCCAAGGCTGTAGTAATTTTCTGCATGTCGCCAGATTGCAGTGTTGCTTTATCTATGCCGGTTCCAAGTTTGCCTAAAGCCCCGTAATTGCCTTCATATGCTTTGCCGAGCGCGTTTGTGACTGCTTCTAGGCTTTTGCCTGTTCCGGCAGAAATATCTAATGCAAGTGATAAGCCTGCTTGGCTGGTTTGCAAGTCATGGGTAGCAATTAGTAACCGGCTAAGGCTTGGGCGTAAGACGTCATCGGCTATGCCGTTAGCCATCTGTAGCGAACTAATGAATTCGTCTACGCTGTTCGCTGCTGAACCAAACCCAACATTTTGCAGAGTTGTGTTAAGTTTTTCTAAAGATTGCTGATCTTCTAGCGCTGCTTTAACTCCGTCAACGCCAAGTTTTATTGCAAAGGCTCCAGCCGCTGCCGCGCCTACTAATAAAGATGGTCCTAAATTGTTTGATATGGTGCGGCCAAGACTACTGACTGAACCGTCAAATCCGTTTAAGTCGCCTTGCGCTGATCGTAGCCCTTTAGACAGACGCGAAATGTCTGCCGCTAGGACAATGGTTAATGTTTTGCCGGCCATTACATTACCGACCATTTCATAACGATACGATCCACGGCTTTAGTCCACTCGGTTACGGCCTCGGTCGCGTAGCCGCGTTTCGCTTCCTTAATCCAGTCGGTCTTCTCAAAAGCAGGTGGCATGACTCGCCCTGGTCGTGCGGTTCCACGTCCTTGATCTGATGGGTATCGAACCATAGTCGCACTTGCGCCGCCGCTAAAAACTTTTTTGTTTCCACCTATTTGCACACTTGGCAAACGGTCGCGTCGGACTTTTACACTGTCCGCGATTTTCTGGCCCCAAGGCCCCGCGCTCATTGCTGCATTCTTCCAAGACGGTGCCATATATCGCTCGGCAATAACGACCGATGAATCTCTCAACTCTTTTGCTGCCTCTTTAGGCAATGCCTTAAAAGACCGCAAGACTTCATTAAGTCCGGAAATGTAGGCGTCAGTAAGTTTCTGTGCCATCGCCTAACTCCTCCAAGATCGTTGCGAATAGTGCCGAGTCGTAACGGATAACTTCGTCAAATGGTCGCCCAATGCGTAGGGCTACCTGTACGGCTAGTCTTCCGATAGTGCCCTCGTCGTAGGGTCCTTGTCTTCCCCCACACGAGTCCGCACCTCATTGGCTCGTGCCCAGTCCGCTACCTCGTCAAAGGTTTTCGGCTGCTTGCCTGTGAGGTGCGTGTAAGCGATAAATAACTGGCGACCAAACTCGCTTGAATAGTCTTTGGTCTTGTGAACCATGCGATCGTATTCGTGTACATCAAGTGTCTGGATCTCGTACTCGGTCGTTTCGTTGTCGCCTAATTTAATTATGAGTGTTGGATACATGATGTTTCCCCGTTTCTATTTGTTTGGTTAAGCAAATACTACAGAACCCTGTAGCCCAACTGTGCACATTGCCACGTTAGCCGCGTCAATGCTGATATCAGCCGAGTCAATGTGCATAGATGCACCAGTCCATGATCCGCCCGCTGTTGTGCTGATGACTAGGGCAACTGCTGAGCCTGCCGCGATAGCGGTCTGCAAAGCGTCATACATGCCCGTGTCCTCGTCGTACATGAAGTTCAACGAGATAGTGGAGTTAAGGTCTGTCTGTGTAAAGTTCACATCACCCAAAGTCTTGGTGCGGGTGATTGTTGGTGTGGTAGTAACGGTTCCGGTCGTGACCTGATCCGTGTATGCCACTCCTGGGGTTCCGAGTTCTACAATAAATGTAGAGCCTGCGACGCCGACTGCTGCCATGATGTTACTCCTTCATTCTGACCGAGACGTTTATCTCGGTAGTGATTACTGTTCCCTGAGCGCCGACGTCTGTCAGTTGCGGAGGGCCAACACGTGTGAACGTGTAAGGATTTGGGATCGCTGCAAGGATGATGTCTACTGCGTTTTCTGAGTCAAGTTGTGCAGCGTCATTATTTCGCGGAGATACGGTGACAATAACTTTCCAGAATACTTCGTAATTAAGACTGGAACCGATGCGGTTTGGAAGGATCCAAGGAGTGTCTGGAATAATAACAATGCTTTTAGGCGTAGGCACGTTTGGCACTGCTG